GCTCGTATGGATTGTTGCTAGAGCATCAATCTAAATATGTTGTCAAACCCGCTTTCGCTAAGATTTGATCAAATATTTCATTGCCTAAGCAATGGCTAAAGCACTGAAGGCGGCGGTTTTCGCAGCGTTTAACGCTGCCATGCCTGCGGCCTTCAAGATCTCCATGAGAACGGCTTTTACTTTATCTTGCCAAGTCTCATGTTCGGGATTATGCATAGCGTGAGGTTGGTTGGCCAATATTTTCCAAACCATCTCATAATCGCTAGTAAGCCCGGCGGTCACCTGTGTGGGCCAGAGGGTTTGCCGCGTGGTGAACTCATAAACCGTCCACACTTTCAAGCGGCCAACCTCAAAGACACCGACAGGTGAAGCGCCAACAGTGGACACTTGCCCTGATATGATAAGACAGGGATAGGCCATGTTGATAGCATCAGAAGGCGAAAGGAGTTGAATGTCCAATTCGTCTTCAGGACTCCACCAAACATAGACTCCTCCTTGGAATTTTGAGTCAAAATTGTCAGGTGTTTTGCCTAACGCTTCCCAATTTTGTAATTGGCCAACTTGGTCAATTTGGACATTGGTGAAGAAGGCTTGCTCGCAAATGTTTGCTGAAACATATGCGCCCACTAAATTACCACCAACATAAGCTGTTGATGCTGTGGGAGTGAACAATGCGGCCATTCCAACTGGTCGCATTTCTGCGATCGCACCACCATTAATATACATGATGAGCGGTCCTCCAAGGTCATTTGGGGCAGACTCGGTGAAAGCAGGAGCTATTGTCATGGTGGAGTCTGCCACACTGGTGCTTGCGGGGTCCATGGAAATTGATACCCCGGAATCTGGGCCATGCACCGAAAGAAGAAAAGAGACATTTGCCAAAGCGCCATTAACGCTGGCATTTTCAATGGTGCTGATTTGGGCATTGCCAAAAGCTGCAAGAACAAAGTCTCCTAGGCCAGTTCCGCTCACAGTAGCGTCTACTAAGTAGTTGCCAGGAGCGAAAGTAAATTGGCTTGTTGGAGCGTCGTTGTACACCACTCCCACTCCATAAGTGGGTGGATCAAGTACAAATGCGGTGCCAAAAGGAACGGCAACCGTTGGTGCACCAGTTCCCACACCAAAGCCAAAGAAAGGTGGGGTCTGGGTCATGTTTTGGAAATAGGGATCAATCCTGATATCGTAGCCATTGGCTACTCCTACATAGGATTTTGCGACGGACCAGTCGACAGAGCCTGGTGGAACGTTTGTTGCTTGACTCCCCCACCCGTCGGCAATTCTGCCATCGGCAAGGGCGATTTTGTATTGGTTTGGGCTAAGAGTACTACCAATGGTGGGTTGCACGGCGGCTGAGAACCTGCCTGCATCTGGACCTGCCCAGTTGCCATCGACTCTGGCATAAATGGGTACTTCAGCGAGAGAGCTGAAGATAGCTGTTCGACGTTTTTCGGCAGATGGAATTCGAGATTGAACGTGTTGGGGGTCCACGAGACATTGCCCGTAAGCGATAGCCTTATTGGAGTCGGTCCCTCCGTTTTGTGGTCCTTCTCCGACAAGGGTGTTGCGGAGGTCTTTTGTGAAATTTCTTCGTCGAGCCATCGCATTTCCAACGACGGTTCTGGCGGGAGCGGAGGCGCGTTTTGGGCGTGGTTGCCGCGTTTGGACAGGCCTCTCGAATTTGTTCGAGTTGCTTGGATAAGTCGAGCGCGCGGGCCGGGATTTAATGCCACGGGGCATCGTCCTGTGCTTGTTGAGGGATTGCTTGAATTCTTCTTTTGAAATCTTACCTTTGTTGTATGCATCTTGGATTGTTGAAAATGAAGTGTTTGAGTTCATATTAGATTACGAAAATGGGTCATAAGTTTTCTCCCTCGCAAGAGAGAAAGTCCGGCAAAGCCTGGACTGGTACTTATAATTTATGCGTAATCTTTCATAGCAAGAGCATGAAAGCAAGGGTCAATAAGCATACTCCCAGGATAGCTATTTGCGTACAATTTTTCGGCACGCGCCACATCCATTTCATCCAGGCCATAGCGTTCTAACATGAATGAATAGTCAAATTCATATTGCTTCCAAAAAAGAGGCATCTCAACGCTATGTTGGATTTGATGTTTTTCAATGAATTGGCGGCGGACAGGAAATATAGCATAACGATGCACGAAAGCACGCACTATAGGAACTGGAGCAAAATGGGCGTAAGACTTAGCAGTGTCGCTCAAAAATTGCTCGGTAGCTTGAAGTTTTGTGGTTTTTGGATAAAGTGTTTGAGGGTTGTCCAATGCTTTGCCTAATTTAAGGCATCTAGACATCAAAGGCATCCAGATATATGTCAATGGACTTTTGACACTGGCATTTGCAACGCAAGGTGCCCACATTCCTTTAAGAAAAGTAACTTGAGCAAAGTTGTGGTGCACTTGTAGTTTCAATTTTAAGCCAAGTGTATCTTCAAAGAAATCTGTTAATGCATCTGTATCCAATCCCACTTCACTTATGGCAATTACCCACGACCCTGAGGCAGAGGTTGAATTGCCAGTGGAAGTGTTTGGACCACCGGTGCTAAGACTAGGATTTTCTTGACGATTTATGGTCATGGACATGGTTGGATCTTTTGTAGTCAATTTAAGAGGACCCAAGTCCACTTTCATTAAAATAGACAAAACTTCTTGTGGTGCACCCAGCTTGGCGAGTGTACGTCCTTGAAATCTCAATGGGCCAAATGATTGGGATTGGTCAAACATCTTGAAGTCCCCTTCAAAGATGTGCACGTTGCCTAGTTCATCCCACACGATTACTAAAGTATCATCGCCGCTAACCAAAATGTGCACAAGGTTAATTGAAGGAATGCTAGCTTGGGTCATCCACACCGACAAATCATAGTCAGAAAGAGCACCCCCCATGACTATTTTATACTTATATTGTCCGTGTTGAAATGGCTCGCTGAGCAAATTCCAATGATTTTTAAGGCGGCGAGATGCTTCATATATTATTGGTCCAA